ACTCATCGCGTGGTGGTGTTTGGAGGCGCGATTCGAGGCGGCAAGACGTACTGGCTGCTGCTGACTCTCAGCTACCTTGCACTGGAATATCCGCGCAGCCGTTGGGTCATCATTCGCCGCAGCTTGCCGGACCTGAAGCGCACAACCTTCCCAAGCTTCAGCGCAATTCTCGATGACGGTATCAACCAATACGTGCAGAGTTGGAACCGAGACACGCAAGTTGTGACGTTCATCAACGGATCGGAGTTGCTATTCATGGCCGAGAGTTACGATGATGACAAAGACCTCAACCGCTTCAAAGGGCTTGAGGTGAATGGTGCCGGACTGGATGAGGTGAATGAATTGCAGGAGCAGACGTTCTACAAAGTGCAGGAGCGCATCGGATCTTGGAACAAGGCTGAAGGCAGGCCGCCGATTGTCTGCATGGCAACTTGCAACCCAGCGAACAACTGGGTGAAGAGCATAATCTACGAACGCTACAAGGACGGCACACTGCCTGAGCGTTGGAGCTTCATTCCTTCCAAGATAACCGACAACCCTCACATCCCTGCTGAGTATCTCGAATCTCTGAAGGAACTGCCACCGGTCCAGTACGCACGATTCGTGGAGGGTGACTGGGATGTGATGGATGACGTTGCGAATCCGTTCCTGTATGAGTGGGCTGATGAGAAGCACATCGACGACAGCGTGCAGCTCAACCGCAATGTGCCGGTGCATGTCTCTGTTGACTTCAACATCAATCCGCTTTGTGCACTGGTGATTCAGCATGTGGGCAGGGGCGCAGTGGTGGTGGATGAGATAAAGATTGAGAAGGGCAGCGTGGATGCTTTCTGCGATGCGGTCCTTGCGCTTGGCGTGCCGATGGGCCTCA